ATGGATTGCCTTGAGTTTGTACTTGTAATCGCCTCTAATAGCTTCTAAAGGTGTAACCTGATGGTTTACTAATGTATCAAAAATATAAGCTATTTCTTCAGTTGTTTCAATATCGCTTGAATCAGTAGCTAATTCTACCTTTTGAACAATAGTTATAACGGAATCCACTTTTGTAGTTTCTACCAGCTTTTTAGACTTGCAAGAAGAAGATAGTAAAATTACTACCAATAGGATTATTACGCTTTTGGACTCCATAATTTAATTAGTTTCTTTTGTCTTTCTAAACGGCAGTCTGCCTTGCATTTAGAGCAATACACTTTAGTACCTGAAGATATGTATTCAGCTTTACAACACTCGGAAATAGTCAAAGGGTTTACCTGCTCTATTTCGGTTGTAACTTCTATATTTAAGTCTTCTTTTGTTTCTTTTGATTTCTTTGCCATAATTTAAACTAACATCAAGTTCCTTTCGCAAATTTAACCAAAATAAAGTAATATTCCTACTTACCGCTTTCATACTCAATCTCTCTATTTAAACATTCAATAGCTTTCTTTAAGTCCTGGACCAATAAATCCTTTTTCCCTGCTCTTAAAATATACTTAATAGCGTTACCTTTCATAAACGAAAGATTATAAGCATTTGCTATATCAATTACATCCACAGGCACTCCTTTAATTTCTACTCTATAATACTTTGGTTTAGTAACTATATCAGCTATTTTACTACCTGTTAATTCGATAGGTTTAAATTGATATTTAACACTACAATTTGTGCAAACTTCAGAACATTCGCAATTCTCTAAATGATTAATTTCTTCGATAGTTTTCATTTTGTTTCTCTTTTAGTTTTTCTTTATTGGTTTCGGTTATTAATTGTCTTCTTACTATTTCTATTTCTTTGTATAATTCTTTTAATCTTTCTACTAATATCTCACTCTTCGTCTTGTTCATAATCTAAAAAATCTAACCTGGTATCTATCATTTTAATTAAACGTGCCTGTGTTAAGGTCTTGTAACTTGGGAATAAAAGTAAACTTTTTTCTTCTAATTCAAAAAGAAAATAAACAAAGAATTTTAGTTCCTCTAAAATCTCGCCATCAGTCATATCGAAAACTTCTTCTTCCTTATTCTCCATATAAAACACCATTATAAACACATTTATAATCTATTATTGCGTGTGGTTGTGCAAAAAATAAAACCTTATCGCCGTCTATCTTAAAAGTAACCTCAAGAAACCCTTGACACCAATCGGCTATCTTACCGGTAGGTAAATATTCGACTGCTTCCATTAACCTGGTGCATCCAACCTCGAACCAAGCATTTATGTTATGCCTATTTCTAATGTATCGCATTCCAAGCCTGTGTGAATGTCCTGTACAACCTGAACCCCAATATTCAATAATATTCTTCTCACTTGCGTTCTTTGTCAAAGATAAACCGTGAGTAATATCAAAAATATCAAAGTAATTAAATACATCCGTAGGGTCGTAAACCATATCATTTTCCGCCAGGTGCAGCATCTCTTCAAACTTGGTACTTTCAAAGTGTTTATAAAGAATAGCTAATCTTGCAAGTTGACCTTTGGATAATAAAAAAGGCTTTGTAACTCGCTCATCGTGATTGCCAGTTCTTATAGTAATCTTTGCATCCGTTGAAAGTCTTAAAGGTTTTAAGATTTGTTCTTCGGTATATTTAAACTCCTCTACTTCGTTGTAGCCGTTTAAGATACCTTCCATAAATAATTTATTTGTATGCTTGGAAACAAAAGGTAAGTCTACTATATCTCCATTAATACAGACTTCATCAAACTTATTGTGTTGGAGAATGTTATTGATTACTCGTAAACATTTAAGGTCTGCTAACCAACCGTGAGGGTCGGAGAATACGAATAGCTTATAAGTTCTTTTGTCGGTTAATTTCTTTAACTGATATTGGTTGTATTCAGTTTCGGATAGTCTGGGTCTGTACATAGTTTTTTTTGTCGAAATTACTAATTATTTTAGCAAATGCAATTATCTTTTATTCAAAGGCTTACGATTAATCGTTGTCATATAACCACCTAAAGCAATTAATGCCGATAGGAATAGCTTAATGCAAGTATTTATAGACCAAATAAAATTATCCCAGTCAATAGTAATCCAAGCATTTGCAATAGCTACAATCGCTCCAAATACAGTTGAAAGTGTGTTATTTAATCTTCGCATACAAGTTGAACTCCCTTAATCTTCTTCTCATTAATCCTTTACTCACTACACCACCTGCTTTAATCCACATCATAAAGCCTACTTTAATTTTTTCAATAGTTTGACCTCCGTTAATAAACTTAACTAAAGAAGACTTTGCAAACGCTCCACAACCAATATTATAACAAAGGCAGAATAAAGCATCAAATTCGTTCTGTTTGAGCGGTCTAATTACATATCTTTTAATACAATTAGCGTACGTATCGGAAGTGTCCATAAATAGCTTATAAGCCTCTATTTCGGTTATTTTATCACCTTTCTTTACAGGCTGACTATTATCGTATTTAGTAGAGCCAATTCCAATAGTCCAAACTCCAGCAGTACACTGATAAGCATCTAACTTTAAGCCTTCGAACTCAACTAATAACTTTAATCCTTCTTCGCTTATTTGTGCCATAAGTAATCCTTAATAAAAGTTATACCTGTAATCGTAAGTATAAAAGCACCTATTCTAACCGCCCAATTTATGCCGGTGTTATAATCTCGGACTTCTTGCACTCTTGTTTCAGTTTCAAGCAAAGTTTCTTCTATTGTTTCCAATCGTTGTAAGATTCCATTCCTATTTAGCTTTGAGCCTGTAATGGCTTGGCTAATCATTTCCACACTTATTGACAAAGCCTTTAGCTGGTCATTTATTTCTTTTAACTCATTCATTATCCTTCAGGTGTAATTAAACTTTCAACATCTTGTATTTTAGAAGTAGTGCTTCCTGGCTCGCCTTGTCCTGCACCCATATCATCTTCAGTAGCCGACCAAGACCTAAATCCTTCTTCTACTCTATCAGTTTGGCTTTGGTGTGTGGTTATGTTTGTTTTGTTTGATACATAGTCAAAAGATGCCTCGTGCATAAAGTGTAAACCTTGTGCTAAAGCAATATTAAATACTTGACCAAATTGGATATTCTTACCATAAACATTACCTGTAAATTTTTGCCAGGTAGCTTGATAAAAAGATAAAATTGAACAAGTAATACATTCTTCTAAAGGTTTGCTATTCTCGGAAGATTCCCAAGTCCTCGACCAATTATCCGAACTTTCAATATAAACTCCTTCAGGTGGAATGTAACCAATAAAATCTTCAATTATTTGTGATTGATAATCTCCACTAATACCACCGTGAAATTGGCACTTATCTAATTTGTAAACATTTATAAAAGGCTTTGTATAGCTTGTTGTATTACTTACATTAGTAGCATTATAAATAAATCCTTTAGTATATTGATATGCTTGTGGAATAACACTTACTTTAAAGTTATCCATCATTACACTATTACCAGCATTTAAAGCAACACTTCTTTGTGGTCTAATAACTAAAGTTCCTGTTTGTGAACCTGATACTCCTGTAACATTTTTAGTGTCAAATTTAGAATAGCATTTAAACTTCATCCATTTGTTTTGCTCATCCATAAAAATTGGAATCCTTGAAGGCGCATCAAATAAAGGAGATGCTGGTTCTGTTGCCCATACTCCAGTCCAATTCAAATACCTTGAACCAAATACACTTGGGTTTCCTGCTTGTGTTTTAATAAAAGCTATGTTAATACCATCGTTATCTTGATGCGTTGCAGAAAACTTAACTGAACATTCTACTTTTACGGCAGTAAGATTAGGATAATCACTTGTAAAATTAGATAAATTCATATTGGTGTATAAATAATTATCTAATGTTAAAGGAGCAGTATTTTCTTCTTCTTGTAAAATATCAATAGCACCAGCATCAAAAGGAACATTTGTAGCATTTGTAACATTACTTGTTACAAGTCCACCTTGATTATCCCAGTCAAATGGAATACCACTAATAGGAGCAAAACCTTTCCAAAAACCAAAGTTATCAACCAAATTTCTTTCGTAATATGGATATTTAAATTGAACATTAGTTAATCTTCTATTTAAAGTAACTACCTGATTTACATCCGACCATTTAACATCTCCTGTATTGCCTATACTTGAATAAACATAATATGTAGTATTATTAATAAAAACTGCATCAGTATCATATAATTTACCTACAATATTTTTAGCTTTAAAAGTTACATTATCCAAAGACATATAACCAGTAGAATCATCGTTATCGTTAAAAAATTGTAAATCATAAGAACCACTTATAGTTGAAGGGTATTCAAATTCATAATAATTAAACCCATTTGCAATAGCTGAAGAATAAACTTCTACCCCATTAATTTTAACTCTTACAAAAGCTGGTGGAGAAATATTATCATCATTCTGCGCCCAAAATCCTACAATATAATTTATATTAGTAATAGAAATAGTTTGTGAAATATTAGCATTATCTCCTCTGATTTGTGGGCATTGACTACCATTTATACCACCTGTTGGACTATTTACTACTACTCCTGTTATAGTCCAATATTCATATAGTGGTGGTAAAGCACCACTTACACTAAATGTACCATCGGTAATTAAATCAGCTACTGCAACATCGTTAATAGATATAATATACCAAGTAGCATTAGCATTAGATTGATATAGCATACATCCCAAAGAACGCATTAAAGATGTTAAAAGAAAATAGCAATCTTTTGGCTCAAATGTAGACCAATCAACACCAGTATAATCCGACATTTTTAAGTCTTCTAATTGATAAAGATTACCACTAATATTAAATTTAGAAAAAATAGCTACATTTAATTCGCTATTAGTTTTACTTAATAATCTGCAAATGTAATCCTTAACCGAAATACCATCAGTTACCGAAGTATCAAGGTATAATGAATAAAAGTTTTCTTTAGTGTATTTAATATCCTTTAAGACTGCAAGGTTATCAGTAGCAGTTAATTGTAAATAGTATTGCTCCTGCCATTCGTATTGGATAACATCAGGCAAAAGAAATCCTCTCCATTTTAAAGTTTCAGTAGAACCATCTGTTTCGTATAAACTTACTCTTAAAGTAAATTCATCAGTTTCATAATAAAAATCGTATGGCTGAATGGTAGAATTAGTAGGTATAAAGCATTTTATATCCGCAAATGAAGAACGAATAGGAGAAAAAATATTATCTTCTGTGGCTTTATAATTTAAAACAAAAGGAGAATCTTGTGCTGGAATTAACTCTATTACATCGTAATCTATTACAGTAGCGTCGTATTTATCAAACTTTACTTGATAATACAAATCAGTTCCGACTTGGTCTAATCCTTTAAATTGTAGATTATAAATATGATTGTAAGCCATTATACCACCCTCGAATTTTTAATTGCGTTATTATCTAAAAGTAATCTCATTTTATCTCCCATTATATCTATTTGATAGCCACCTTGTCCAAGTGTATTAGTAGGCATTGCTACCATAGAATCTTTTGGTTTTTTACCTCCACTTAAATCAATACCACCTAACTGTCTAAATAAAGGAACAAATCCAGTAACTTTAGCACCAAAACCTAAAGGTGCTAATAAAAGACTTAATATTGCGGCAGCAGCAGCAGCAGCTAATAACTTTTTAAATAGGTTTAATAGTGCTTGTCCTAATACTTTAAAGAAATTTTCCCCACTTATTAAAGCAGCATCAAATGCACTTGTTAAAGCATTACCAAGTAAATTAACAATACTTTCCAAGTTTTGAATTTGGTATTCTTCTAATAACTGTATAGGTTTTAAATTTTCAAATCCTTGTAAGGTAGTTTTAACTCCTTTTAAATTTTGGTCTAATTTTAATGCATCGTTAGCTAATAGTTTAAACCCTAAAACAGGAGCAAGAGCCATATCAAGAGGTCTTTCAGTTTTAGTTTTACCAGGTTTAGTAGGTTGAAAAGGGGTTATTTGACCTGATTTACCATAATACTTTTCAGTTAATTTTGTTAAATCATCAAATTGTTTTTTTAAAGCAGCTAATTCTTCTTGTTGTCCTTTATGTGTAATTGCCTTTTTACCAGCAATCATAGCTTTTACATAATTAGCTTCGTTACCAAAAGCAGTTTGAAGTTCTAAACTACCTTTATACAATAAATTTTTATACTTATCAGAATATTCTTTTTGTAAATCAATTTGGTCTATAGCGTTTTGTTTAGCTTGTTCAACTTTTTTATCTTCTATTTGCATAGAAATTTCACCAGCTTTATCTGCTAATTTTGTTGCAGTTGCTCTTGCAATCATAGCGTTTATATATGCTCCAGTTCCTGCAACAAGACCATCTTCAGCTTGTTTAAATGTATTTACAGTTCCTGTGACAGTACCTATTGTCCTATTATATTGTTCAACAAATTGCTTTTTACCTTGTACACTTTTACTTGCAGTATCTAAAGATGATTTTAATAATACTATATCACTTATTGCACCTTTAATTGATTTATCTTTATAAGTTTCATTTAAAGCATCTAATTCTAATTTAGAACTTGTTATAACTTCTTTGCCTTCAGTCATTTTAGTTACCATCTCAACTATTTTACCACCGTAAATAGTAAGTAAAGTTACACCAAGACTTAAAGCAGTCTGCCAAGAAAATAAAGCACCGCTTAATTGTTTAAATACAGAAGTAGTAGGTTTACCACTATCAGCTAATTCTTTATTAGCAGCAGTAACCCTTTTTATTTCATCAAATAATATAGGTAAGTTATTGGATATAGCTAAAAATCCAATATTAGCATTAATTGCAAATGCTGGTAATTCTCTTGATAATTGATTGATTGAATTGTTTAGACCGTTAAAGCCTGTTTTTGACCTATTAGCATTGTTACTAATAGATGTTAAAGCAGAATTTACTTTACTTTCTACGGCGGTAATTTCAGCACCTATATTTTTGAATGCAGCAGAACCTACATCTACGGTACTTAATTGTTTTTGTAATTGTACAAGTTGTGAATTTAAAGAGTTTAATGTAATAGCACCTACTGATTGTTCTACTCCAACTCCGAATCTTTTTAATTCACCTTGTGCAGCGTTTAATTGATTCTTTAAATCACCAATTTCGGCTTCGAGTTTAACTATTATTATTTCTTCCATTATTACCCATCTTGTTTAGTAATTCTTCTTTTTCTTCTTTAGTTGGTAACTTAACTGGTTTTTTTTGAAGCATCCTATACTTATCAGTCCATAATGGAATAATATCTTTTGGTTTCTTTTGGTGTTTTTTTTCTACTTGTGTGTTAAGTATGTAGCTCATTAATACTCTTGTCCTATCCCATTCATCAGCATCCTTTTTAGCACAATAAATTATATACCTAACATAATCTACAAAAGTCATCTCCCAAAAATCATTTGGCATTAATCCCAAATTAATAATTGCGTTGTCTAATACATCACTCCAAGTTACTTTTTTTTTTCTGCTTCACCATCACTCATAGCTTTAAAAGCGTTTAACATTTGTTCAGTCATTAAGACTACACAAGACATAAACTCTTTAATCACTGTAAGCTGGTCAGCATAACCCATAGAATCTACCCAACTTTGAACATCTTCTAAAGTAAAATCTACTACCTTTTTGTTTGAACGATAAGCACCAAACAACCCACAATAAATTATATCAGCAGTCATATCTAACTGACTATAATCATCATCAAGTTGTTTGATACCACCTATATCAACACCAGTTAATTTAGTATACTTTTCTAAAGCGTAATTACCAAATTTTAATTCTTTTACTTCTCCGTTGAGAGTAACTTCTATTATTCCTGTCATAGTTTGTTTTGGTTAATTTATGCTATTACTGTAAATGTAGGTGTGCCTGTTCCTGCAAACTCAATAGAGTAAGTAACTACATCTTCCATAGGTGCTGAAACTTCGCAAGAAGTAATATAAGCACTTTGAGTAACTGATGTATTACCTGCTATTAAGTTAGTCCAAATGATTTGAACCAAAGTTCTACCGTTGTATGCAGCAAAAATATCAGTTAAATCTTTATTCGCTGCAACAAAGTCTGCAAGACCTTCTGCTGAATAAGTAATATCTCTTAAACCTGGCATAACTTCTTTCCAACCTGCTGATTCTTTAGAAGTTGTTTCGAATACATCCTGATTCATAGACATTGTAACATTGGTTAATTCTGCTAATTGCGTGTTATCCATTTTTAAGATTTGCGCCGTGCCGTTGTAAACTGCCATATTATTTTATTTTAAAAGTTAATTAATTTGTTATTGTGTAAGTTCCTGTAAAAGATACCGTATAAGTTACCACATCTTCCATAGGAGCGTTTACTTCTATACTATCAATATAAGTTAATCCTACATAATAGCCTTGTGGTATTACAGGATTTGATATTAATATGTTAATTGGTGTTCTTGCATCGTAAGCAGCAAATAAAGTTGTTATTCCTAAATCGCTTCCACCTTCATCAAAATCAACTAAAGCATCAGCCGTAAAAGCAAAATCTCTTAAACCTGGCAAAGATACCGAATAACCGCCTGATTGCTTACAAGTAGCATCTATCATAGCATCGTTTAATGTTATAGTTACATTAGTTTGACACATTAAAGGAAAATCCGTATCTGCATCATAAAGTAATATATCCGAACCGTTTAATACGCTCATATGCCCTGTTGTATTTTAAATGTAAATCTTATTAATCTTCTTACTAAAACCCCTGTGTCAATTAGTTGTTCAAGTGTATTTGTACTTTCCATTAGTGTTCTAATAACATACCAATCAGGACTTAAATCCAAATAACCAGCTTGTCTTGTTCTTACTAATTCCATTACTTCGTTTGATATTCTATCCGATAGTAATTTACCACCAAAAGAGTTGTCAAACCTTGTACCCACCTCAATTAAAACGCTAACCTCTTGACCGTATGCTTGTTTACTTCCTTCTCCTAATTCCGTAGAAACAAAGGTGGAAAGTAAAATATAAGGCTCAACTGCATTAGCTAAAACACTTGCCGAATCATAAACTCTAACTTCCTGAAGGTCTATAACGATTGCACCGCTTAACCTTTCATAAAGTTTTTGTCTAATAAGTTCTC